TCTTGTGCTAAAGTTGAGCCTGTTCCTTCTCCAGCTGTAATAAAGTAAACAGCTTCCCAATCTTGGTCGTTGCTTGTTATAGTACTGCTATCGCCTTGTGCATCTTCCCAAGATGTTATATCAACTTTTGCTTTCCATAACGTACCGCTTTCGCTAACAATATCGCCAGCTATATACGCCTGTCCTGCTACAAGCGGACCTTTGAATCTAGTAGTTGTATTGCTTGCTAACGGTGCTCCAACTGCTACTGTATTTCCATCTGGAGATACTGCAACACTGTGTCCATAGTCTGAAATAGCATTGTGGTAATCAGTTGAAACTCCATAATCTTGTATTTCGCTAAAGTTAAATTTTTGGGCAAATCTAGAATATATTTGTAATTTTTCTGTTCTCGGATTGCCTATTGCTAAAACATTATTTGTAGCATTTAAATCAAAACTTTCTCCAAATCCTAGGTCACTAGTAGGATTGCCTAACTCTCTAGTTAAATCGTATATTGATCTATTTTCATAAACAGACCAATTGCCTGTGCCATTATTATCTAACCATATTGTATCTACATTGTCTTTTTCAATATTTGTAATGTTAGTGGCCATGTCATTAGTATCGTTGTAACGTCTATTAACAAATTTTGTAATTGATGCATTAGCATAAGGATTATCAGTACTGTCGTCAACATCGATTGCTGGCGGGGTAGGTAATCCAATAAGTTGTAATTTGTTTAAGTTTACATCTACAACCTGTGCAAACCCCGATAGTTCAGGTGCTAGAACTCCAACAAAATCATCGACTTTAATATCTTTAATGTAGCTATCAGCTACAATTTCAACTGTCTCTATGTCCGAGAATGTTGAAGCAGCATAAGATTTTACAACAAGATCAGATCTAACATGTTTGTAAGTAGCCCATGTGTTTGATTCGTTTTGTGTTATCCAAATGTTTTCGCCAACATTAAGTGAATCTATGTTTATGTCTAATATATTTTCCCAATTGGTAATAACATAAGATACTTGATCGTTTTTAACATATCCTGCATTCCTAGTATAATTTGTATTATCATTTAGTACAGGAACGATTGTATGATCATAATTTGCTGGTTTTTTGTAAACAGTTGATTTAGGAATCTCATTTACAAGATCAACTCTAGATTGATTAATACTATTTGTTAGTTCAAATACTTGAGGTTCGAGCTTGTACTTGTTTTCGTCTAATTTGTATTCGATTTCTCTTAGGTTATCAATGCTACCGTACTGCCCTAAACGTATTGCCCATTCTTCATAGAATTCAACACTATCTTTATCAGCTGCACTTAGCGGATCAAATAATTTTGTTAAACTGTTTGCAGTACCTTTTTCTTGTATAAATCCTTGATAGAACTTGTATTGGCTTACAGTATCGGTAATAATGTTAGCAAGGTATTCTCTTGGTTGATATCCAATTAAATGCTGTGCAAGTCGTTGTTGCTCAGTGTCAAAGTTATCTGTATCTAAATCATAGAAATCAGCAAATTGATTTGCTTTATAATCCCAGTTTGGCAAGACTTGTGACGTAGGCTTTTCGGCCAGTCTTCTCCAATTTTTATTATCAAATATTTGACCGCTTGTGTGTTTACCAAATGCACTGTAATAAAACTCTTTGTACTTTACCAAGTCTCCAATTGTATAATCAGTAAACGGGGTCCATACTCTACACTCAGCTCTGTCATATACAAACCCAGGTATGTTTAAATTACCAGTCCAGCCATCGGTTCTATATCCAACTACTTTAATACGGTCTTGTCTAAAGCCAGCAGTAGGATCATAAATTGTATCATTAAATACAGTTTCGTTATCGATCAAAACCAAATGTTCAGTTTGTACTAAGGGTAGTTTGATTAGATAAACACCCGAATCAGATTCTATTGGACGTAAAGTAAAGTCAACATCTTTGTCTCTGAAAATATTATTAAATTCTGGACCTAATGCTGTTCCATTACCAGTAAGTATGTTAGTTTCATAGAAAGGATCATAAAGATCGTCAACACTGTAATAATCTCTACTAAACTTTACTTCACTTGCTACTGGACTTATTGCAATTACTGTACCTGCAGACCAATTTTGTGTAACCCAGAATAAGTATTCTTGTAATACAAGTTTCATGTCTTCTACTTGTGCTGTTTCTTGATTAACACTTTCAAAAACAAATCCTTGCGAGTTTAAATAATATTCATATCCTAGCATAAAGTCTGCTACATCTTGCACACTATCAAATAATGTTCCGTATGGAATATTTGTTGTTTCTTCCTCAAAGGATTTACGCAACACTGCTGTTTCTCCGCCAACTATTGGCAATTCTGCTAGTTTTGTAAATTTAGTTGTATCAAAATCAGATGTGCTTACATGAGTAATTTTTGTTCTATAATATGCACCACTATATTCTACTATAGATCCAATGCTATATGTTTTCTCTTCATTCCAGGTAATAAACGTTTCACTTACACCGCCTACTGTAATAGCAGTATCTGATTGTTTAGGAATTGCTCGATTAATTGTAAATACAGGATTCTGTTTATCATATCCTTTGATAAGATATTTTTCATTTACAACTTTTTCAATAATAATACCGCTTAGAGCAGGAGTATCTTGCGGACTACTTGTAGTTAGATATATATCATAGTTTTCATCAGGAACAAAAACACTTGTTTTGTTTAAAGGACTTCTGCTATCTAATACTAGCTTTAATTTTGACTTATCTGCAAAGCCGCCTAATTTAAATCCTAACTGATTTTTAAGGCCGCTTAACTGGGTTTGATAACTTTCGTACTTTCCAGCTTTTGTAAATCTTACATAATTTGAAATATAATTTACTAGGCCGCTTGTAAGTGTTGTATTATCTTCACCATTTACATTTGGATATAATAAATCTGGTAACGCAATTCTTTTTCCTGTAGCAGAGTATACAATATTTCCAGCAATATCTCTTTCTATTCTGCTTATATCAAATCCAACACCTAATAGTTTTGCAGGCTGTAATAACACCCATGCTTTAAGTAACGCAAAATTATATTCGCTGCTTTCTCTCCAGGCTCTTTCAACTGGTGCTTGATCTCCGAATACGTAACTTTGTTTACTTTCTAGTAATACAAAATTAACTGCTAATCCGCATTCAAGCGGACTTATAAGTTGTCCAAATTCGTTTACTGGAATTACATCGTTAAGTATTGGTCTTGCTAGTTTTTTGTTTATAATAACAGACTTGCCCGGCTCTCTTATAACACCGTCACGTAAGTCATTCCAAAGTATAGTATTATTTCGAGTGTATGGAGCAGGACCGTATACTGAATACCACCATGTCGGTGCTATATCATATCCTAGCATTGCCCACGGTGTTAAATGTGGCTTTGTTGTATCAAAATAAGTTTGGTATATATTATACCAACTACCTTGTAACGGCACGCCATTTATATCTGTTGAATTACTATAGTTATATGTAAAGCTATTTGACGAGTCCCAAAAAGATGCATCACTGTAATCTGGGTTACCTGCTTTTTCTAACCAGTTGCTAAAGTCTTTTAATAATATATTATCAATTTCTTGTTTTGATATATTTGTGTTTCTTGAATACCCTGGAAAGAAATCATAATAATCGAGAACATCAGCATTATATAAAGTTTTAATGTTATTATAAATTCTATATTCTAATTCAAGAATAAGTTCATCTCTATAATCATCATATGCTTTTGTTAAACTACCGTCATGACAACGTATCATATTAACTGTTGTTCCATTAGTAGTTACATAAGGAAACAATACCGGTACAAACTTTGGTAATAATCCTAATTTACTCGGAGTAGGTGGAATATAACTACCATTTGTATTATTGTATTCAACAACTATAATTTCGTCGTCCTCGACTAAACTTCTAGTAACTTTTACAAAACCGTTTTCAAAAATATAATCTGTGCCAAAGACAAGATGTTCATTGTTTAAGTAAACATTAACTGCTTTGTTGGTTAATGTACTTAAATCAAAAGGTGTAGATAATGCAAAAAAAGCTTCGCCATCATATTCAATTTTATGAGAAGTAGTTACACTTGGTTTATATCCTAGCATATCACTTGCAAAGAAACTAAAGTCGGTATTCTTATCTGCATTCAATCTTGTTAGGATTAAATCAACATGCTTTTCTGCTGAGCCGTGAAATCCTGTAAGTTCAGATTCTTTAATAAATTGTTGTTGAAATTTGCTATATTCTCTACTTGCAAATTCAATACTTTTTATTACGTTTGCAGTTCTATCTGTAATATGGTAAATTGATAGATTAGCAGGACCACTATGCTGCATAAATCTTGTACCATATTTTGTAGGAGATGCTACATCTCTTAAATTACTTGTTCCTGGATATACACCAACAAAAGACGAGTCATTTTCAATGATACTTTCAACATGTGAATTTACTTCGCCTAAGGTAAAGTCTGTAACATTAGAGTTTGCAGGATTGCTTTCTAAGTTTTGCGGTATTTCATAATACCCTTTTTCATTTTTTGACGAACTAGAATAAGTTTTTAGAACAACTAAATCGCCCGGTTTAGCAGGTGTTACTAATGTTACAATTTTATTGTTTGCACCTTGAGTTAAATTCCAGTCAACTGTTTTTTGTTTTCTAACGCCGTTGATATAAACTTTTACAAAAATATCTTTTGTTGTATCAGTATACACATCAATATCAAAGTTATTTGTTTGATTCTCGAATACTTGTACAACACCTTCTCTAACTGTTTGTTTATTTGAAGTTTTTGTCCAACCATTTTCGTATGAAAAACTATCTGATGATCTGTTATAAATCTGTAAGTAACCTGTATCAGAAGTTTTGGTGAATTGATCTTGTGTACTATTTTGATATGTAAACTGATCTTTAACTAAATTAAATTCAAATACTATATCGCCTACATTATTAATGTTTTTGTACTTTAAAGGAAATCCTAATTCTGGATCATTTGCGCCAGCGCCTATGGCATAGGAAAATAATTTGTTGCCAGCAAAACTACTAGCAGTGTAATTTATAGTATCAGAAAAATTAATCGTATCATTGTCAAATAGATCAAATAACGGTGATTGATTAATTGTTGTTTTCTTTTGACTCTTGAACCACGCATCATCATTATAATAATACATTTGTCCTGCATTTTCTGTGCCTTCTAATGCAAGAATACATTCACCGTTTGCAGGTAATCCATCAGGTTCTTCAACTAAACTAATTTGTCTTTTCTTAGTTTCTGTAGTTCCAAAGTTAATAAAGTTTACTTTGTAAATTTTTCCTTTAACAAGATCATCAGTATCGGCAGTAAATAACACACGCATACCATCAGCTAATGTTACTCCGTCAATTATATAACCTTCTAATCCTTCAATTGTACTAAAGACATCTTTTGTATAAGTGTCTACAATATTAACATTTTGTTTTGCTTTATGTCCATGTTGATATAATTTAATACCTGCGTTATATTCAATAATAGGCCTTTTTGCCCTTTGTGCTTGATTTAAATTTATATCTAGATTACTGGCTCTAGCACTTGTTTCTATTACATCTTTGTGGAACCAACGATTATATCTACTCCAAGGATTTCTGTCTGCACTTGCTCGATTAATTGTAATATAATCTTTGTTTGCTGGATAAGAAGCAGCATCTTCAAAAGGAAATCTATCAAAACCATATTCTGCATTATCAAAAGGAACAGGTTCTAAATTTGTAAATACTGCCGGTACTTCTAAATCGCTTTCAGAAACAAGTATAATCTTATCTCCGACACCTTCAACGTAATAATATCCACTATTGTATGATTCCGGTGTAGCATTTCCAAGGAAGTATAGTTTCATACCATTTGATAATTCTACACCGTCACTTGTTTTGTAATTTCTTTTTCCAATTATTTCTTTAGAAACATCAATACTACTGTTTTCTTCAATTTGATAAACATTTACTAATCCGCTAATGTTTATATTTCTTTGATTTATATAATATAATTCATCAGGAGTATCGTTGTCTGGTTCAAAAATAATTCTGCCTTCTTCAATATAGTCGTCCTGTGTTTCAACATACTCGCCGATATCGTTTAGAATGTACTTTTTAATATTGTCTGTATATAAGATGCTATTATTTTGCTGGTCAACTCCTAGTAAAGGATCAGCATCATCAAAATCTCTTGATTTGGCAAAAGCAATAGGAAACCCAGGAGAATTAATCTCAAATGTAATAGCCTGACCTCTATACAAATTTAAAGTTGGGTTTCTAGTTAAGCCGTCCGGACTTAACACATAGCTTACAGCTCCTGCATCATCAACTGTTTGAATTGTATATGTACTTACAACTTTGTTGCTTTGTCCTTTTACAGGAATAGGTTGAGGACCCATTGGCAACCAATAATATTCTCTAAAGTTACTAAATTTGTCCCAATCAATATGTGGGTTCCAGCTATAAGATTCCTGCTGGTTTAATACTCGTTGATTTGCAGTTGTTCCTTTGAAGTTTGTAAGTTGACCTAAATAATCATTGTAATCTGCAAAGAAATCAAGGTTGTTTAACTCGTCTTTATAAACAACAGTAGACTCAAATTGATAATTTTCTCTATTAGCTGATACATCGTTAAGATATGTATCTGCAGGAATACGTGCTCTTGCACTTCGTCTACCTACAAAACTGTTAAGTTTTTCTACAACACCTTCATTAATAAATTGATCAATTGTTGATTGTAAGAACTTTTTATTTGTATCAGTTCTAAAATATTTTGGCAAAAAGTTTTCTGCTTTTCTTTCAGGTTCTTTACCTGCCGGTAATGGAAAATCCTGTTGATCCTTATCGTATGCCATTAGTAACTACTTCCTCCGGTGTTGCTAGTGCCTACTGTACTAGTTGTACTTGTTACTGTTTCTGCTGCACTTTGAATAACTTCGCCAGTTGCAGTAACTGATGTAACAATATTGCCTTCTGATTTTAATCTATCGGCAGTGATTGCTGTAATAATTTCTACATTGGAAACAGTTGCACCGCTTATCAAGATTTCATTACTTTCAGATTTTACTTCAAATAAACTACCAAAACTACTTTGTCCACTTACTGGCACAAGTACAATACTTACTAAATCTGGAGATAGTTGTTTTACAATATATGCGCTAAGTTCGCTCCAATAGAAAGTTTCACCAAAGTCCCAATTTTCTAAACTAAAGAATTCATTGATTGCATCAACTACTTTACCTTTAATATCGTTATCATTTACTACACGATTCTTATTCTTTACAACTTTAAATGTTGCTTGCAAATTTGTCTCCGCTGATGTTCCAAACAATACTTTATATTGTACAGGATGAAAAATTACTTCATCACTAATACTTTTAATTTTGTTTATTTCTTTACCATAACTTCTATACAATTGATCGCTACTTGCAGGATAAGGCATGTTAGTTACTTCGCCTTTAAGAAACTGTCTGAATTGAGAATCATATTGTCTTGTAAGTACATAAGTATCCATAATGTTGCTACTTGCAGGATCAATTCTTGCATTTTCGTCTGAAGCATGAATATACTGGAATTTTAAATTATCTCTACCAACAAATGATTTATAGTCAAATACTTGTGCTATAGTTCTTGTCGCTGTAGTAACTTTCCAAAAGCTATCAGTTTCAACAACATAGTAAACCGGATTTCCTACAGTAGAAGCGTTAATACTTCTATAAGAATTTACAACTATAATATTCTCGCTGCTTTGAGAAATATATCTATAATACTCAGTATCAAACTCTGTATATTTTTTTGTAAACACATATTTTTCTAAAGTAGGAACTGTATCTGGCGAAACGATATCGTCAAAAATTTGAGGATTATCAACTATACCATCGTCATCTTCATCAAAAAATACTACTTCAACTTTTTTGCTGTTAACATAACCGATATCGTCTCTGTACTCTTTGCTAATGGCCCAATCAAAATCAATCGTAAACGGTGAAGTTTGCCCAGCACTTGCAAGGTCTGTATTAATGTTAAGAACACTAATTTTATCTCTAACTATTTTGCCTGTTTTGCTATCATAAATCTTTTTGTTATTGTCATAATAGAAACGTATTTCTTCATTGCTTTCAAAAATATAACGCAATGTTCTTACTGTAATTGTGTAATCAATGCCGTTTGTTTCAAATAATAATATCCAACTTCTGTCTAGATTTTGTCCAGCAGTATCTCCAGTTAATCCAATATTATAACTATCCTTAATATTAATATTATCCTGTGTAATAATAAACCAATTTCTTAGTTCTCTATCATAACGTAATCCAAATGTTCTATATGCAAATACTTGGTCTATAATATCTTGCTTTATACTTGTAAGTATATCTCTAGTGTACTTTATTTTAACCTTAGTCAATAATGCACCACTTGGGATTATATCACTGAAAATGATAGGACCTGTATTTGTTGCCTCATCTAGTTCAGAACCAGTGTTACGAACTGCTACTACTTTTGTCCAAATATAAGTTCTGCTTCCAGCATGGTTTGCTGGGCCACTCATAATAGTACCATCGGGCATAAAGTGACTGCCCGAAGGTGCAACAAATTTAACTAAAGCATTAGTTTGCAAGAATCTTAACGGACCTTGTGTGCTTGTTCCTACTGAGTAATACTGCGGATCTGCATCGCCTAATTGATTGTTGTCTAACAAAAATCCAGTGCTTGTATTTGTTTCTTTAGTTTGCTGTTGCCAAGCAAGATCAAGATCCGTATAATCTTGGTCTAAGAACTGATCAGCAAAAAAGTTTTTGGTATTATTATCTGCAATAATTTCAGTGACAAGATTTTCAACAGTAGCTTCGATATCTGTTTTAGTTTGAAAACTAAAGTTATATTTTATATCTAAATATTCTTTGTACAAAATTCCGTCTGTACCAAACAAATTAGTTGTACTATATTTTCCAGTGCTGTCACGCAAATCATAATACCTGTTTATGCCGCTGCTGGTTCGATTTATTGCTTTAGTTTTAATAATGTCCTGACTAATACCAAGAGGACCAATGTTATAATCTTCTCCGGTAATAAGTCTGTTTTGAGTGTAGTAAGTACTTGGAGCATTTTGCTTAATGCTATCAGTGCTTTCACTGCTTGCAGCATTGCTTACTGTCTGTTTAAGTGACAGTTGTACAATGAGCGTTTCGTTACTTCCGGTTGCACTTACATACGGAATGTTTAACTTAATATTTGAAATTTCATTAGGAGTAATAGTGTAATCAGAATTTTCGCTAGTGCGATAGAAAGCTCTAAAGTTTCCTTTTGGTAGTTCACCAAACACTCCATCACTAAAGATTAAATTTATTCTGTCGTCTGTCCTAGTTTGAACAGCATAAACATCTCTAACACCCTTTGCAACACTATTATAAATGACGTTGTTGCCTTCTACTGCATCAACCTTTGTCCATAATTTTTGTTCAACTTGATTGGAATCTAGTTGGTATAACCATATATCTTGGTTGTTGATGTTTGAACTTTCTAGTCCAACAGTTTGATTTGGTGTAGGCAAACTAACAGTAAATTCTGCTTTTTGTAACGTACCTTGTCTAAAGTGCATAAAGAATCCACTGTTTGCACTTCCAGCACCTTGTCCGTTGTCTCTATAAAGCATGCCTATCTTTTTGCCAAGTGACGGACTATCTTCAATAATTTCGCCATCAGCTATATCTGTGCTTACAACTTCAAATGGCAAACTTTTGCCATTGATGTTTTTATTGAAGGCAAATACCGGAAAAACATCTGGTCTGCTGTCAACATTATATTTTTCTGTTCTAATGCCAGCAACTAGTTCGGCTTTTCTAGGTGTACCAAATTTATTTTCTTGTGTAAGAGAGCTATTCAAAACTTTAATAAATTGCTCAAACCAGTTGTCATTTACACTATCATTCCATCTAATATTTCTACTTGATAGATTTGTTCCGTTACTGTCAATGATATTTTCAGTTGTTTGTAAACTTGTAATTTTTAGTAGTCCGTTTGCCGGCTGTGTTCGTGTAGGATTGTAACTAATAAGTCTTGCTAATCTTAGTACACTTTCTCTACGTTCTGCTAATTCAATGAAATTTTCTCTAGCATTTAAGTCTGTGCGGAAACTAATATTTTGTCCAAGAAATGCAATCAAGTCAATTAATGCAAGGTACTCACTGGATTCAATATAATCGCTAAAGTCTTCAGGATAATTTAACCTGATATAATTGATCATTGTCCTACGCAGTGTATCAAAATCATAACTTTTGAAATCTGCATATTTAAAACTTTGGTAAATTGTTTGCCAATCTTCTGCTAACAATAATTTATTTTGTCTATCGGTTGCCGACATTCGCACTTCCTCTACTAATACAATATTTATGAAAAAAATAAAGTGCGCAGATTAAATGAGACCGTTTTCTTTATCAAATGTAAAGCGCAATTGTTCGGTGATATTGTAATCAAGATATGTTAAAGTTGTATATACTTGTATACCATTTTCAAAAGAATCTACAACAATTTCTTCAGCTTGTACTCTAGGATCAAAGTTAATAATGTCATTTACATTTTGTGTTATTGCTTCTTTGAGGCTGTCTGTTAAGGGCTCAAATAGAACGTCCCAAATAATAGTTCCAAATTCTGGGCGTTCTAGTTTTTCACCCATTCTTATATGAAAGTGATTTACAATATCTTGTTTAATTAATTCAATATTTCGTAATCTATAGTTTTTTGTTTCTGAGCTTACTGTACTAATGCCTTTGTAGCTTTTGTCAATAATAGGCTGTGTATTAGTCTTAGGCGATCTAACTCTTAGATTTTTGTACAGATTTTTTTCTAATGTGCTCATGTTGTATTTACCCTATTATTGTACATTGCTTGAGCTTGTTTTAAACACACTCGATGTTGTCGGAACAATTGCACTTTCGTTTGATGTAGTACCTGTCTGATCTCCCCTTGGATCAGTTGCATCAGGATCTGCTTCAGGTCCAGCTGCTTCGACTTCTGCAGGTACTTCCCAATTTCTGCGTATGTGAGTTACATAAAAATCGCCATCTGTCAAACTAAACGGAAAGTTACTCAACTTAACTGTACCAGCTTGATTGCCACCTAGTATTGTTATAGACCTAGCACCCTTATTGATTCTCCAGAAAAATCCAATATGTTTTGCACCCGTCCTACTGTTGAAGATTACAATATCGCCTTTTCTAGCACGTAGGTTATTGAAGTTTGTATGGTTAACTCTGTTGCCGTAGGAATTATATGCTTGCGCACTCATTGATCCTACAGCGGTAAATCCGGCTTTTGTTAGTACCCAATTAACAAATGCAGTGTGCCAAGAATATTCACCTGTAGTTCCATCTCTAGTAAACCCAGTTTTTCCACTTATCCTGTACGCTTCCATAATTAGTGGATTAGTATTCGGAGGCACAGGAGGTATTTGATCTTTTCCCCTTGGATCTCTTGATTCTTCTAGCTCGCTAGGCTTTATACCATCGCCATTGCCGGATTTAACTGCCCAGTCTTGTGTAAGTGTTTTTTCTAACACTTCGATTAATTTTTCGTAAGGAGTAGTGCTTACAGGATCAGGTCCGCCCGCAGGATCTTCAGGAGTTGCAATAACTCTTCGTTGTACTTGTTCTCCACCGGTAATCGACGGTGTACTATTATTTCCAAATCCTGTATCCGAGCCTACTAAATCAGCCAATGCAGGAATATTTGCAAACGATTTGCCAATAGCTCCAAAAGCTCCTTCTAGTGAATTAATTACATTAGTGAGATCGCCGCCGACGTCATCAATTATATCTTTAAAATTAACTGTTGAAAGACTATCAACTACCGATCCTAGGTCTATATTTTTAATCAGTGCCTGTGGGTCAAATTTAAACAGTTCATTAACATCTGGCAAATTGTCTAATAAGTTGCCGCCGGATAATAACCCAGATGCTTGAGTTAATCCAGTTTGTAATGTTTGACTTAAATTAGCTAACTGATTAAGATCAAGTCCTGCATCAAAATCTAACAAGTCGGTAGCAGCGTTTACTGCACTTCGTGCATCAGGAACAAAACCTCCTGCGGTTGCAGTTGCTTGAGAAACTAAACTTTCATATCCGGGTATATTTCCAGGATTTTGCAAGGGTGTTACTGCATTGGTGATTGCAGTAGTTGCAGATGATAAATTTGGTGGTAGAGATGTTGATATTTCTTGTAATCTATCTGTGATTTCAGCAACACGAGTGATAGGAGGATTTGTACTTAATTCAGTTTGTAGTGCAGCATATTCATCTGCGTTTGCTTCAAATTCTGCAACAACTTCTGGAGTAGAGCCAGGAGGAGCACCATTCCTAATATCAGATTCGACTGTAGATGCTGCTGCTAAATCAGCATTGGTTTGTGCTGTAGCTGCACCTACCGGATTACTTGTATCGCTTGTATCTGTTGCATCTTTTGTTTCTTCGGCTTGGGCATCTGTAGCATCTTTAGCAGGTTCTGCGGATTTTTCAGCAGTAGCTTCAAGACCTACATCCTCTGTGTTTGGTTCAGTTTGATTAGGATTTTCGTTGTTCTCTCTTATAACTCCGTAGAATGCAAGTGTCTCTGCCGGAATAGTAGTTGGCTCTAATTCTACATAGTCAAATTCTCCGCCATCTTGATAACTAGCTCCCGGATTTGCAGCATACGGATCTTTTATAGGAATTTCCTGCAGATTCGAAATATTTTGCCCAGGACGAGTTGACGACTCAATGCCACTATCAGCTGCATAAAATAATATTAATCTGCCAGCAATACCTTCGTAGGTTTCGTTAACTCTAACTAGAAAACTCCAGCCTGGTGCTACGTTATAGCCTTCAAGATCTGAAAACGGAGGTTTGTCATTGACAAAGTATTCTTCCAATCTATCAAGTGTGTCAAATGTCTTTATAGCATATGGTTCTGGACCAACGGCACCGTTAAGTACAACTTCGGTTTCATCCGGGTGTACAAACGGATAGACTTTTTCTGGATCTACATAATTACTCATGATGCGTCCAATCCGTTTTGTGCTTGCTGAACACACCATGCCGGAGTGGCTTCCCAATGTCCAACCACGGTATTGACGTATCGACCTTCTGCCCTAATGTAAGCACCTAGTGTGTCAAGGTGAATAGTTGTGGCTCCCATATATCTGAAGCCAAATCCTCGCATACCATAATAAAAAGCATTTGATATAAACTTATCCCAAAGTATATTATCAGCACTGCGGCGGTCGTTACTTCCGTTAAGATTTGGAAGATTATTAAAGTTATAACTAACAAAATTGTTAGTAGTTGGACTAGGATCCCTTGATATTTGCAAATCAGCGGCCATGCCACTATCATGTCGTCGCGATCCTGTTCTAGCTTTAACTAGAGGACCGCCGGCACGTTCTCTTACCCAACATTTGCCGCCTACGCTTCCAGATCTCCTAGACGCAGGATAGGCTTGCCAGTCTGAAGCGGACATTTGTCCGCCACTGCTAATATGAACATAGCATCCAGTTGCATTTGCTGCATTATTAAGTATATCAATTAGCTGCTGCTGCACTGGCAAGCTTCGGAATTTATTCTGTCCAATTTGGCGTTGACGAACTCGTTCTGTACCTGTTCCTCCGACATATCCTGGTGTGGTAAACGTACTACGTGTTGATAAGTTTGCATAAGGATCGCCGCCTTCAAATCCTAATGCTTCTAGTTCTTCGCCAGTTAGTGTTGCTTCTGTTTCTTCATTTTCCTGTGTCTCGCCGCTCTTACTTCTTACAAGTGCATCTTTAATAAAACTGGCCGGTCTTCGAGCGTTACTTGGATTTGTTGCAACTCCGCCGTAATATGCATTATTAACATTTGTAGATGTTCCGCTAGATAGTTTAACGCCAGTTATCATAACAGGCATACTTGCCCATTCTTGAGCCATCTTATATCCAAACTGTTCGTCGCTGGTTTGCCCTTCTTTCCATCCTGACATTCCTCTCCGGTTAAGCAATGATAGAGCAAGCCTGTCTTGTGTAGCAGCATCAAATCTATCACTGCCAGAACATGCGCCGCTGTCGATCAACCCTTTTAATGTTGTTGAAATAATTTGATAAGCACCAGCTGCTGTACTAGTAACATTGTTTCTAATACTAAATTGCCAATTATTTACTTCTTGCACACTCATTTGTGTTATTGGTCTTGGAGGTCTAGATGATCCTGTAATTCCACCGTAAACAATACTATATCCTGGAGGACTTGCATCACTAACTTCGCAAATTCTTATAGCAGCAAGTAACGGGCCCATCGTGCCATTGTATTCTCCAAACGGTGAAGGATCTGGAAGAGCGCTAACTGCTGCTTCGGCAGCCTGCACTATTCGTTCATATGCAGCCGTTGTTGCACGTAATTTTCTAGGATCTGCTGGATCAATTTCAGATTGATTTAAATCTATAGTGCCGTTTGCGCCAACTTGATCTAACGCACCTCGGACCGCATTATAATTTGCATCAATGCCGGCAGCATCATAAGCACTTGCATAGGACCCTGCTAAGTCAACAGTAGGATAATTCACAAACAATACATAGCAGTTCTTTCTCAGAAGAGGATCTACTATTTTTTCCTGGACTGTTTTTTGTACAACATCTGGACTGCTATCTGAACTATTAGCACCAGCAGCAACAATTACTACACTATTTTCAGGAACTCTTCCTACTTGGTTTGCTGCAATTTGTTCTGCTGTTGCACTAGCATTAGGAGAACCTTGGAAGCCTCCTGCAGATTGTATTCCTACTGCATGAAAATCTCCAACTACATATATTGTATCTCTTGCTAAGTTTTTGAAATCTCCTAAAGTTTCTTCTTCGTAATCTCCATCTGTAGGATTATAGCCGCGATCAGATGTTCTATCTGATGCAGTTGTTGTTCCTGCGGTGGTTCTATTGCCAATGTTGACAAACGTATCTGGTATAGGCTGTACAAAAGAGTCAACTGATTCTTTTCCTGCTCGTGTTTTTTCTGGAACATATTCTAACGGGTTTAAATTTTCATGTTGCAGCCACGGTTCGTGTTGTGGAACACGACTTGGAATTTTTGCTATTAAACTTATTATCGGAGTTTGAGGAGTAACAGGATTTGGCCTGATAGCAAGAGTAGCCGGTGTTGCTGATTGTGCACCGATTGCAACACTTGCAACACTTGCCGATCCTGCTGTTGCTGCACTTGCAGTATCACCGGCGTCAATTTTTACTAACGCACCTTCTAATTTTAAATCACTGCTTGCTTCTGCTATTAGTACACCGCCTAGTGTTTTTAAATCCATAGTGTTACCGGTAATTTTCATAGCAGTGCCGCTTTTGACATCCATTGTAGTTGCAGCATTTAACCTAATATATCCACCAGTTGATTGTACATCAATTGCAGCAGCAGCTCTATCTTGAATATTTGCTGTTGCATTTCTCAGCACATTAACTGCATAATTACTGATGTCTGCCACGGCGTTGATTTTAACATCTGCACCACTTTTGATATGTGTGTCTCCGGATAAGGAGTTGATGTATGCACTTTTGCCTTTGATGTTCATAGTGACAGCAGAATTCAAAAACATATCGGCATCAGATTTTAAGTTAAGTTGTCCTTTTGCATATGCAAAAAACTCTTGCGAGTTTACGTGATAAGCATTAGTTTCTTGGAAAATATTACCGCCAATTTTCATATGCGCATCGCCGCTGCTGCCCATTTTTATTCCAGATACTCCTGCAACATTTGCAAATTTAGCAGCTGATAAATTGACATCTGCTGCACTACTTGTAACTGCAACACTGTTTACGCCCGCAATACCTACTGTGCTGTCTGAGCTCAAGGAAATATAACTATCTGCTTTTGCAGTATAACTTCCACCTGCAACAAAACTAGTATATTCAACACTTGTAAAATCCATACTTGCACCTGCTGTGGTTTTGATTTTGTTACCAGCTGCAATATTGATATTTTCTGTTGCATTTAAATTAATATCTCTATCTGCACTGAAGTTGAAATCTTGACTAGTGTGTAAACTTATACTGTCTTCGGCATATATGTCTATTTTACCGTTGCTGGACATTTCAATCCAACTTGTTCCTCGAGCATTGCCTATATAAATCAAGTCTTCGGTATTGTGTAATAATATTTGGTGTCCTGTTCTAGTACGTACTCTAAACAATTCATTAGCAGGACGAGTATTGTCACCTGAACCTGAACTGTTTTCAATGTCTACATATTCACTTGGACTAGTTTCAGGAGAACCGGTACGTAAAATCTTATCGTCGCCATCGTCCATTACAATGCTGGTACCACCAAGTCTACTGCTTGGCACACTAGCTTCTTGGCCAGTTGCACCTCTGAGATTTCTCGGAGCACCATTTCTTTTATCAAGAGGACCAGGTGTGTTTATTCCAAACACTGCACTAGGAACTTCACGTCTAGCACTACTGCTAGTAAGTCCTCTAATATCATCTTCCAACAATCCTTGTTCTGAAAGACTTTCAACAAAGTCTGTGTTTACAGGTTTGGGATATCTTGTAGGTTGTAACTCGCCATCGGGTTCAACTAGTGCTTTGTTGTATTCACCGGTAGGAAGTTTAATACCGTCGTTGTTGTTTGCTGTTGCAGCTCTACCATCCGGTACCATGAAATTCATATAATCATCTTGTACACATCCTGTCCAGAATCCAAAATCTTGCATTCCTTCAATTAGTAGTACAATAACTTTTGTTCCTACATCAGGAGGCACTGCCCAAAATCCGTAACTTTGCTGGCTTTCAGCATATGTGTTGTTTGCACCTACATTTTGTAAAGGTGTTTGTCCTGCAAACGGTGGAGCATATTGACAGGTAATAAGTTGGCCGCCTTCTTGAAAGTCGTTGCCACCTTCTGTAATTTTCAATAGCTGTACTTGAAGAGCACCCATAAATCTTTGGTCTAAATGATTTACTACTCTACCGATATGAATACCGGGCTTTATATTTCTAGATTCTACACTATCTTTGGTTCTTCCATCACGTGTTCTTCTCATTCCACCTGGCATTTAAAAAAGTCCTCTGATATCATTTCGTATATTATTAACATTGTTTCTAATGTTTGTTACCTTGTTAACTGTTTGCCCTAGATTAGTATCTCCAATAGCACGATTTAACAATCCAGGCAATCCTCCATTTAATACATTAAGTGCAGCTTGGAAACCTTGTTGTGCTGTTGCTAACTGATTAAACGCACCTCCTAAATTTTGGGCAATATCAAATATCTGCCCGCCATTTAGAATCTTTTCAAAATCTTGTATACCTGCTTGACTAAACGCTGTTTGTAGTGTTTGTAAATCACTTGCTTGTTGTACTAATGCTTCAAAATCAGCAGCTCTATTAGCACTTTCAGTTTGCAAGTTTGATAGTACCAAAGGCAAGTTTCCTTGTGCATTTGCTGTTACAATAGAATTACTAGCTTCAACACTTTCTTCGGTTTGATTTGGCATTCTAATTAAGTTAAGTGTTTGAGTAAATAAACCGCCGGATAAATCATTGGTAAATGTTACAACTTTATAAATTCCGCTGAATAAATTAGTTGGATCCATTTGTAATATATTGCCATTGTAATCTACAGCAGATTTAAATTGAATCAACACATATACTTCGTTTCTTGCTGGATCAATTTTTCCATCTATTGTAACATTTGGATTGCCACCGCTTGGAGTTCGTTGATTGCCAACATCGCTATCCATAAAGTAATACGGATCTCCCCAAATCTTTAAATCAAGTGTAACCATATCAATATCACTGTTTAAGACAGCATTAGCAAACAAGTCTGCAACTTCTCTTTTGCTTGTTCTTGCACCGCTACCACCGCTGGTACTAGCACTAGGTACAATTGCTGCCTTAGCTCCCATTGAAGCAAGTCCTGCTCCGTTAGTTACACTGTTACGTCCAACATGTCTCTCAACTACATCTGTAGTTACTGCGGTACCACCGTCTGCGGCATTATCAATATTTCCTTCGTTGCTTCTAAATATTTCTTTATAGAATGCATTGTCTATGTTAAATTCAAAGTTAATAATATCTTGATTTAGTCCAGTGTAAATGTACTGATAACTTTTTACACAATCTGCAATTTTTGCAGTATAATTGTGTGCTACTGTATTTCCTGCAATTAGACTTGCATCAGTCTTATAAGGAGTTACTATAAAATTATAGTCAAATGCTAAATTTCCTGTATTTTTTAATTCTTCAATGCCACGTATCTTTGTGTCGGTGTGAATTTTAAACCATTCAATATTTCCTTTATCGTCAGGTTTTTGATTGATTAGATTCAAGCCCCAATCGCTGGATAAAATTACATCAGCAATAATTTTAGATATTTTTGTGCCAATATCAAATTGAAATTCTCTAGTATTTGCATCAATTGTTAAAGGACCACGAGTATATATTTCATCGCCTATTCTATCGTCATCGCCTTCATCAAAGTTAAACACTACACTATCTATTCCAAACGGATTGGTTCCGTAATCTGTAAAGTCTGTGATAATTGCACTTTGTCCTAGATAATTTACACTACCACTAGCAGTAGCACTTGATGTTCTCACTTGAGATAGTGCATTCTGCCGTTGCAAAAGTTCAGATGCGCCTTGAACTATTTCTTCAGGGCCGCCGGGTGTCATTATTGTTGTCGGCGTAGCACTATAGGTCCTAGCAGTATCATTTGCTAGATGTGCATTAAGGTCGTCACTGTTGTTTACAAAATTTCCGTTGGCTTGTCTTTCAATTTCTCTAGGATCGTTACTGGTGTTTACTTGAAATAAATCTAATGTAGGTTGTTTTGTACTAGGATCGTTTGGAAAACTTATACGATACCTATTTCCAACTATTTTGTGTCTGCCTTCTTGTCCGGCAGTAGCTTCTAATTCTTTTTCAATTTTATTAAGACGTGCAGTTAAACTATTTTCACTACCCTCTAGCATTGCTTCAACTGTATCGCCAGCAAGTTTAAAATCTGTTTGTATTTTTGATGCATTATTTGTAAGTGCTAGATGATTCCACGGCATCCCTGTTACTGTGTAAATAGAACCAGATTGGTCAACATTAAATGTAACATTTGTAAGTTTTATTAATAAACTATGTTTTGGTATACCATATTCAGCCCCTTGAAATATGTTTCCGTCGTCATCGTATCCAACAAAATCTAGCTCTAACAAAAATGGAACTTCTAAATAACTAAATTCACTGTTGTACACTTGATTTACTGCAAGTTTTATTGTTTGAAAGAATAACCCTACACTCAACGGTTCGGTTACTTTAAATTCAAATTGTATTTGATTACTTACACTTGTTGCTTGGTTAGGAACAACTAGATATTCGCTGCTAAAGTCATCAATAAAAAATTCTACATTTACTCCTAGTTGTTCTTCGGCAAATGTTGTAACATTTTTGCCAGCAGCTCCGCCAGATGCTATTATTGTAACGTCAGGGCCGTTCTCAATGTACAATTCAGGGTTGTTTACCTTATCAGGAGAAACAACTCCTAATTTATATCTATAATTATAACTAGCAAATTTTGCCAAAGGATTTGGTTGTATACTCATGATCCAATTAATGCATCAATAGTAGGTTTTTGCGGTAACTTTATCTTTAGTCCAGGAACAAAATCAAAAATAGGATCTTTAAGACTATCTATGTTCCTTGTTGCAAATACCCACCACAACTTTGCACTCCCATATAAGTCATATGCTAACAAATCTGGTCTGTAAGCATACTGAGGTTCAATTTCGTATGTGATGTCATTTATATCAGCTGGGATATTACGTTTATTAAAGTATCCCATTTGTCTGTCGAATACTGGAGTTTTGTAATACGGACTTGATTTTGCATAAAATGTTTTTGCCATTAGATAAATCCTCCACCGTTGCCTACATAATCACCATTAATGAAATCTGTAAGGTTAAATTGCCTAGTTGCATCTCTACTAAATGCAGGTGCAACAGTAATATTAATAGTACTTAACGTTGGAACATAGGTATATGTACTTGTCTTGGGTACATATCCTTGCTGCCTTAGTATTGCATCTTGATATATTTCGCCGTCAATTGGAACCTTTATATAATCAACATTGTTAGGTAAATCAATACTAAACATCTTGATTACAATAGGCATTTGATCAAATATAAAGTCTCCGTATCCACTTAACGCACATCTCGGCGGTGGTGAACCTTGTAAATCACCTTCGCCGTAAAACATTTTTGTTATACTTCTCATAAAGTGTACTGATGCAATCCAGTATGCACCGTCTGCTTCGTTCTCTACAGGAAATTCTCCGCTGATAGTAATATCTTCAACCATACTGTTTTCATAAACAGGATATGCATAATTTGTATGAACAGGATGCATCATATTATAATTTGCACCGTGTGTTACAAGAATTTGTGGCGTAGTAGGAAAAACCATACTTCCATTACTCTTAACCAAAGGTTGCAATATCTTTGAAGTTTCAAATGTGCTAGGTTGCGCAGGTAAATGTATTCGAACACGCCAGTCTTGTCCATCTTTTTGATCTGCAACAACAAAACTTCCGTTTACAGTTCGCCTACCTTGAGGAACAGCACCAGAAGGAATACTCCTACTTCTAATACTACTAATCAACTTTGCAGGATCTCTTACCATATCCACAAAGTTACGTGCTGATTGCACAGTGCTGCTGACTTTGTTTACATTTTCGGCAACTGTGTCAAGAAAGTTAAAAAATCCCATGTATACTCCTGTTATAGTATTTAGTTGACAAAGATATGTACGTAGTTTATAATAAATATAAAATAGGAGCAATTATGGCTAGAAGAGTAAAGTATCTTAATAATAGAGACATGCTATCAGAAATACACAAGAGCAAAATTAACTACAGCAGTTTTATGGAACCTGGATTTGCAAATTACGATATTATCTTACCAAGCATCGACAAGATAAACCGGAATAGTATTGCAGAAGCAAAAAGAAATAAAGCAAAAAAACTGTCAACAATCGACTACGAAGCAGCTAAGGCTGCTGGTAGACGTGTTAAAGTTGCAGATTGCGAAATTGATTATAGAACTATGGAAAAGACTGAACTAATTTTTCGTGTTATGATGTTTGACCATATTCCAGACCAACCTGGTAGAAAAAAGAACCCAAAAACAGTTGCTGATCATAAAGTTAAATTGCCATTTCCTCCTTATCAGCACTATAAGTTTGACGATGATGATAACTTAATATGTGTTGGAAAAAGCCATTGGACTGGAGGCATGGAAAATGGATATTTCAGCCTTGAACACGGTAAAGCTACTAACGAATTAGCAAGGATGTGGATGAAATTAGTTGATCGTTATGCTACAAGAGGCAATGTGCGTGGATACACTTACAATGACGAAATGAAAGGTCAAGCAATCCTTCAACTATCGCAAATTGGACTACAGTTTGATGAATCAAAGTCACAGAATCCTTTTGCATATTATACAGCAGCAGTTACAAACAGTTTTGTGCGTGTGATTAACTTGGAAAAACGCAATCAAAACATACGAGACGATATTCTTGAAATGAATGACCTTAATCCAAGTTACACAAGATTGCACAGCGGCGAATGGGACGCAGCAGTACGAAGAGAAACCGAAGGCAAATAACCGGTTGACTTTGTTCTTGATCTAAATTACAATAAACTCTACACGGAGTATAATTTTGTTTAAAAAAGCAGCAGTATTTACTGACATACACTTTGGCATGAAAGGCAATAGCCGTATTCATAACCAAGATTGCGAAGATTTTGTTGACTGGTTCATCAAAACTGCAAAGGAAGAAGGTTGTGAGACAGCAATCTTTTGCGGTGACTGGAATCATAATCGAAATAGTCTTAACCTAACCACAATGGATGCGGGTATCCGTGCATTAGAGAAGCTAGGAGCGGCATTTGACAACTTCTACATGTTTGCTGGCAACCATGATTTGTACTATAAAGACAAACGTGATGTTAAGAGCACTGAGTTTGCAAGACATATTCCAGGTGTAACTGTTGTTGAAGAGATTACGCAGATCGAAGATGTAGCAATGGTACCATGGATGGTAGGCGAAGAATCAAAGAAGGTTGCTAGTCTTGACTGTAAGTATATGTTTGGACACTTTGAACTACCTAGCTTCTTAATGAATGCTATGGTAAGAATGCCCGACCACGGTGACCTTAAAGCAGAAAATTTAACAAAGCCTGACTATGTGTTTACTGGACACTTCCACAAGCGCCAAAGTCAGAAGAATGTACACTACATCGGTAACTCCTTTCCGCATAACTATGCAGATGCTTGGGACGACGATCGTGGAATGATGGTACTAGACCGTGAGAACAGTGCTGACCCAGTGTATATTAACTGGCCAGACTGCCCTAAGTATCGTACAGTAAAGCTATCTCAGCTAATTGATGAAAAAGATACTATGCTTAAGAGCAAAATGTATCTAAGAGTTACATTAGACTTACCAATTAGCTTCGAAGAAGCAACGTTTATCAAAGAAACATTTATGAACGAATATAAGTGTAGAGAGATTACACTTATTCCGCAGAAGAGTATTGAAGAAATAACCACCGACTTAGACATTGAGCAATTTGAAAGTGTTGATCAAATTGTATCTAACGAAATACTTGCAATTGATAGCGAAAACTTTGACAAAGCATTGCTACTGGACATATACAACGGATTAGAATGATAAAATTAAAAGATCTTACAGTTAAAAACTTTATGAGTGTGGGTAATGTTACCCAAGCAGTTGATTTCCAAGAGGAACAACTCACTCTAGTGCTTGGTGAAAACTTAGACCAAGGAGGTGACGATTCAGGCTCACGCAACGGTACAGGCAAAACTACGATTATCAACGGATTATCATATGCACTGTACGGCCAAGCACTAACAAACATCAAGAGAAACAACTTGATAAACAAAACCAATAGCAAGGGCATGTTGGTTACACTAAACTTTGAGAAAAACAATGTTCAATACCGTATCGAACGTGGTAGATCTCCTAATGTACTCAAGTATTACATCAACGAACAAGAGCAAGTTGACGAACTAGCCGATAACAGCCAAGGTGATAGTCGGAAAACTCAACAAAGTATCCAAGAACTACTTGGTATGAGTCACAATATGTTCAAACATATTGTTGCATTAAACACATATACCGAACCGTTCCTAAGTATGCGTACAAACGACCAAAGAGAGATAATCGAGCAGTTATTGGGTATCACTATACTCAGCGAAAAGGCTGCTATGCTTAAAGATCAAGTCAAAAGTACTAAAGATACGCTTACAGAGGAAACAATGCGTATTGAAGCAGTACAAAGTAGCAACGAAAAGATACAAACTAGCATTGATCAACTGGGTAAACGTCAAAAAGCATGGCTAAGTAAGCAGAGAAGCGATGCCGAACGTCTAGATAACGGTATTAAAGAACTAGAACAGCTAGATATTGATACAGAACTAGACAGTCACGAGAAACTACTTAATTGGAACGAACTAAATGCATCAATTAATGCATTGACTAAAGAAAGGTCAACATTAGAAACTGCATTGATGCGGGCAACTAAGAGTGTTGACAAAGCAAACAAAGATATTACCGATCTAGACGATGCAACTTGTTATACATGCGGTCAAGCACTACATGAAGATAAAAAAGCAGAGATTGTTGCTACAAAGACCAAAGACTTAACCGATTCAATGGCATATCAAACTGAAGTTGCTAACAAATTAGAACTTGTTATGAAACAACTGGACGATATTGGTGATATTAACGGTAGACCAGATACATTCTACGATACTGCTCGTGAAGCATACGAGCATAGAAACAACGTAGATAACTTACGCCAAACTCTGGTAAGTAAACAACAAGAAGAAGACCCATACCAGGCACAAATTGAAGATTTAACCAACACTGCCTTGCAAGTAATTGACTGGACAGTGGTAAATCAGCTCACTAGTTTAAAAGAACACCAAGAGTTCTTGCTTAAACTATTGACAAACAAAGATTCTTTCATTCGAAAGAAGATTATCGATCAAAACTTGGCATATTTAAACGCAAGGCTCACATATTACTTAGACAAGATAGGCTTACCACACCAAGTAGTGTTCTTAAACGACTTAGCAGTAGAGATTACCCAGCTAGGGCAAGACTTAGACTTTGATAACCTGTCACGTGGTGAACGTAACAGACTAATACTAGGTCTTTCCTTTGCATTTCGAGATGTTTGGGAGTCATTATATCAGAATATCAACTTATTGTTCATTGACGAATTGATTGATAGCGGCATGGACACTGCTGGTGTAGAGAATAGCATAGGCATACTAAAGAAAATGACTAGAGAACGTGATAAAAACATATTCTTAATTTCACACAAAGACGAACTAGTAGGCAGAGTGAACAATGTGCTTAAAGTTGTTAAAGAAAACGGCTTTACGTCATATGAGAACGACACTGAAATTGTAGAATGATTGAAGACGACACGCATGACAAAATAATCAAGACAGTGTTGGAATATTTTGAGCTAAATGAAATATTCCAACAACGTCCTGCAGAGTTGAAGCGCAGAAAAGTCAGAAAGAAACTAGGCGAACTGCGTGATCTTTGCAAAGTAAGGCGTGATGAAATCATGGAAGAACATATTAGGCACATAGAAGACGGTAGAAAAAATAATAATCCAAAAAAGGCACGTGAGGCACTGAAGAAGAAGTAACTACAGTATGAATTGGACATACAAAGGTAAAGAAATTACTGAAATACCAGATGAGTACGAAGGATTTGTTTATCTTATTACCAATTTAACTAACAATCAAAAATACATAGGCAAAAAACTAGCAAAGTTTAAAACTACCAAGCCACCACTCAAAGGCAAGAAGAATAAACGTAGAGGCTACAAAGAAAGCGACTGGAGAACTTATTGGGGATCCAGTGATAGGCTTAATGCAGACGTAGCATCACTAGGCGAAGATAATTTTACAAGAGAAATATTATACCTATGTAAAGGTAGGGGCGAAATGTCCTACATAGAGGCAAGAGAACAGTTTGATAGGCGTGTACTTGAGACAGATGAATACTACAATGGTATTATTAATGTTAGAGTAGGCGGATCAGACAAACTCAAACAGGCATTGTTAGAACAACATCTCCAGGCAAAGCATTCCAACACATAAGGTTGGCGGGCCAGTTTACTAATACCGCTGTGGAAAAAGCTCTCGTATAGAAGCACACGTACATATTGATTGACACACCAGAGTGTGGAAGCCACCAAACAAATTGGGCTCACT